ATTCCAATCAAGAAAAGAAATTTTTGATTCATATGTGCCTGCTGGTAGAGTACTACTACCAGATGCAACGGCATTGGCAGATCCAGGATGGGTGGGGTTTTTTATTTTATTTGAGAATGTGAGTGCCATTGGTTTTACGGGTCTTGTTTCAGTTCCATCTGTCCCAATTATTCCAATACTATAATACCTTAAAAATTCTGATGATACCGCTTGTTGTCCAGCAGGACCAATCCCGAGATTACCACCACTAATTTGACCATATGTTTGCCCAGAGTTCAAAACAGCATATTTGGCACCACTTTTTGTTGTTTCGCCAAGAGAATCAACCGCTGTAACTACATACTTTCTTCGAACTTCGACTTCTGGATATGCACCATTGTTTAATGGTGAAAGAGTTCCCTCACCAGGGGTTAGAGAATAAAGTGGGGTTCCTGGTGCTGGGATTTGCCCTGGTTTGTTAAATGAAAATGTTGCTATTGTTTTATCATTTACCTGGATATTTCCTACTGTTGTGGTTGTTGTGGGTATTGTATTTACTTTACCGATAGCCCCAAAACAATCCGCTGGTATCTTTTTAGGATTCCGTATAATACCGAGAGGTTGATAACGTGGCACATTTGTACCATATGTCTCAACTGTTGAATAATTCAAATATTCAGCATCATTCCTCAATTTTTCAAGAGAGCTACCACCATTTTCTGAAGAATCACCAAAAAAGTCCTTAATATTACTCATACAACCACCCACCCCTTTGCATCACCGGCACAGACCAAACCAAAATCCAGCCCCTTGAAATCAACATCCATATCCTCCTCCAGGCCCTGGATCTTTTCCCCTGACACGGCACGCTTGACGATCATTTTGTTTCGATTGAAGGTCTTTGCATAGTCTACAAAATCAACCCTGTCATTGATATTTGGAATTTCCGGGACCGTGATAGGGACTACGCCGCCGGAAGTGTCTACAAACAGCTTATCCCCTGCCTGGGCAGGATAATCAGAATCTTTGATGATCCATTTATTCCCATGGGCTTTTGGATCACTTTCATGGCCACTCAAATCAGCTTTGCTGGCATAGGTTGATGATGGAACAACGATCGCCTTGACATCGGTAATGTTGCCGATCCTGGTGATCGCATCTAAGACATACTCGACGATCGTTGCACCGCCCTGGGCTGGTACCGGATCAGCCAGATCTCCGGCATTGGTGACGGAATAAAGGATATCACCCACATCCGGATCTTCGGCAAAGATACCGATTTCCCGCCAGGCAAAGCCATGCTCAAGTCCTTCATTGGAAAACTGAAGCGGCAATTTGGTAGTTCCGTTCCCCAGGTTCATCACATCAGCTATGCCCGCATTCATTTCATGATGAATCAGCCTGACCAAGTCACCCGCTTCCGTTCTGTCCTGATCAATCGCCGTGGCTGTTTTCTCTGCAACGACAATGGCAGAATCAAGAGACTCTACATCCACAACCACACCAATGCTGCCATTGGGCCTTGGATCTAAACCATTTCCGTCAACCCGGTACCAGACGTGGAAATCAAGGGCGGGAGAGTGCAAAAGGAGATACTCTCCACCACTAAGCTCAGATGCGGCCAAAGGGGTTACGGTTGTGATCTCTGCCGTGTCGGATGCGCCCTGGGTCTGAACGGATATCGAAAAACCGGTATTTCCGTCAACAGCGTGGGCCACGCTCCCCTTTTCACTGTTATAGATAGTGATCAATCCGGCAAGGGATGTTGCTGAGAATGCATTCCCGCCTGGCGGCAAGCTGCCAGATCCGATCTGGGCTTTTGTGTAGTTCAACACGGCTCCGGCCTCACATTTGGCCTTAAGATTAAGCCCTTCCTTTGTTAGTACAAAACCTGGAAATTCAGGCATTTTTACTTCCTCCTTACGATTCTGCTACAGGTAATACTGAAGTTTTAACGGCCACAATCATTCCGGTCGAATAATGGATTGCCGATTCTTTGATTTTTGAGGCCGGGACATAGCAAGCCACAGTGACATGGGTATGAACCTGGATAACCGATGCATACAGAGTGTCATGCCTTCGTTCTCTGATAATTCTCAATGCGGCAAGTTTTGACCTGGCCGGTTTCTGATCATTCACAACATCATCGATATTGCCAATGTCATCCCCGGTTATGGTGACGTCATTTGGCAAAGGCAGTTCAACCCTGAACTCCGCCCAACGTTCGGGGTCTTCCTGCTTCAGATCAACCAGGGACGCATCGTTATAACCATAATGAGCCAGGATTCGGGGTAAGCCGGTCTTTTTGCCACCTAGGAGCTGCCATGCATATGCCTTGCTGACCCTGACGCGGAACTGCTCCATAGACTCACCAGGCCGTTGAAAAATCCCTCTGGCGTTTCCGTGGCTGGCCAGATAGATCTCTTCACAGGTCTCAGGAGAGAACTGTCTTCTAAGCCAAAGGATGGAATCACGGGTATTGTCCAGAACCACGGCGCCACCCTGTACGATTGCCGAAAGTGGTCCGGACGTCTGGATAAAAAGCCAGTTCAGCTTTGTCTTGAAATAGTTAAAAAAGAGACTCATTTACTCAGACTCCGCCCATGTCGTATTGAAATTAAGGCTTTCCAGGACCGGCAAACCATCTTCCGGAACCGGAATGTCTCCCAAAGGAGAAGCCCATACGATCCTTTTGATGCCTGGCACCGCCATAACCACCGAAATCATACGGTCCATCATTACATCCTCCCCGATCCCAAATGGCTTGATGTTTTCATAAAGGGAAGAGCTTGAAAACAACGCCCTCAAGCGGTTCTCAACGTCATGAAGGATCTTTGAGGGATCGCCGGATATAAGCTCAAGCGTTCCTGAAAGCGCAACATTTACCATACCAGGGCCTCGCACCAGGGCATCGTCATTCACCGGGATCTCCTCCTGGACCACTGCATCCACGGCTGTAATCAGTTTTTCTGTAGGAATACCAGCTGTTCCTCGTACGATCACATCTACCGTTCCCTGGCCTCTCGGATGCTGGTCGAGAATCTTTGCAGACAGTACCCCAGGGACGGACCTGGCCCACCCCTCATAGGCATACTTGGTGCAGCCGTTGTTACCCCTCCATTTCAGGATGTAGCGGGCTCTTAAGCTCTCATCCTCCTCCAGGTCAGCCCCTTCGGATACAAGCCAGCTCTCCCGGTTCTCCACACCGTCCACTCCCGGTATTGTCGTTGCTATTTCCGTGATCTGACCGACGGTTACGTTGGAAGCGGTTCCATACTCTTCAGCGACAACCGGCACGGCCACGGAAGTCATGCCTTCATTCAGGATTGCGTCTTCAGTGGTGACGAGCCTAAGCACCCGGCCCATGCCGTCCGGAAGGGTTTTCACGATTCGATTCTTTGGAATCGGAACATTTCCGGAAGTTGACGCCCGATAGAAATGAACATGGCCGCTGGCCCTGGTGGATGGTTTGCGGGTTATGTCTACAATCCTGCAAAGAAGCTCCAGCCATAGACCTGTGGCAGATTCGATAAAGACCTGTTTCAAAACAATCTGAAGAAACTGGTAAAGCTGAAACAAACCCCAGGCCCATATCTCGATCAAGCCACGGACCACGCCCTTGTTGAGGTTCAACATCTGGGGCAGCTGGCCGTCTTTCTGGGCATCGGTGATCTTTGCAAACAGATCGTTCCGGACATCCTCAAGGGTCTTATTGATTGGGATTGACATCTTTGATCACCATCTCCTTATCTGTTCCGACCTCCAGCACCAGGTTGAACGGATGTGTTGTGTCAATGAACTGCCAGGAAACGCTCGCCTTTATTCCCTGATTATCCCATGCCAAAATGGTGCAGCTTTCGGAACCCACCACCACACGGGAGTCAATCCGCACCCGCCTTAACACCTCAGCCTCAAAAGCCATGCGGGTCGTTAATGTATTCTCTTCCTGTATCCATTGATGAAGCAGAGAACCAAAGTCCTTATCGTAAAACAGCTCATGCAAAGGCGTAAAAAGCCTGAGCTTAATATCCTGAGACCCGGTTTCCGGGCCATCGGTCAACAGTAACTCTCCGTTTGCCGCCACAAGGGCCTGCATGTTTTCATCAAGTTTAATGTCCTGTCCGTAGATCTCTTCCATGGTGCTCCTGCCTTAATGACTGTGGTGATTTGAGTTCCCGCCACCGTCCATGATTGATCCGGAAGCGGTAATGCTTCCATTGACCGTTAAAGGGCCATTAAGCGTCAAACTGCCGTCATGGGTCTTTTTTGATTTCTCCGTGGAGACGCCCATGCCGCCGCCCTTGCCGGTTGATGACTGATTCCCAATCAGATTGATCTGTGGAGCCTGGATGATTGCCGTGCCTGAAGCCGTCACTGTCGCATCACCACTCACGGCCATGGTCCAGTTTTTGCCAACCGCCTCGGTTTTATTGCCGCCAACGGTGTTTGCCCGATTAGCCGGGGTCACATGGATGATGTTGTTTGCAGCATCAATCTTGATGTGTGTTCCGGATTCCCTCTGGATGATCAGGCCGCCGATCTCCACCTCTGGAGCGGCCATGCCATGCCACCTGAAATTACTGATCCGTGGATAGTCCGGATCTCCATCGTAATACTCAAGGTCACAAAACGTTCCCACCTCCGGAGGACACACAACGCCCCGATTAGGACCGGCCCACACAACCGGGATCTCCACCCTGGGGATGACCGGCTCTTTTTCATCCACGCTTTCATCATTCCGGAGCGGCTGGACATCAGCCCAGTACCGACCATCGGAAGGGTATGTTTTAACGATCTTGGCTTTCCGGACAACCCGGTAGTAACTCCTGAGATCCGGCATGACTATCTCAACAACACGCTTTAAAAGGGCCTTAATTTCAGTATTGTTCATGGTCTTCTCCGTACAAAAGAAAGGTTCTTATCTTTGTTTCCTGCATGGAATGCCGAACCTTAACAGCCCGGAACGTTCCATCTACTCCCCGCCTGGCATCCGTCAAACGAAATCGCATGGAGTGCCTCATGGCTGGCAGGAGAAAGGTTTCAACCTGGTTGAACATGACGGCCTCGCTATCCGGAGAGTGCTGGATAAGGTTGGCACCGCTGGCAATGACAGGGACTTGACCTGGCTCATCAAACGGCCCCCAGTTAACGGTTTTGTCAGCACCCATCCACAAGGCCCACTCCCGCATATCAAGACCAAAGGCCCTGGTGCAGGTGTGACAGCACTGCCGTGCCACCTGCCATACCGGGATATCCGAGACAACGCACCTGGGGAAGATAACGCCGGGTGACTCTATCCTTCCAGGTGTCAGTCCCGCCTCAATGATGGCCCACCTGACGATTGCCTCCGGAGCCTCATTCTCAAACGCCTGGGTTAACCGTGTTGCTGTAAGGGGTAGGTCATTGCCGACCACACCGATCTCAACCTGATCCTTTCCGGTTCCGGGTCGCAGCCAGGCAACCGTTCCTTTCCACTCGGCAGGCGCTTGATTCCTGTATCCCAAGGAGATGTTGACGGGTTCACCTTCTTGAATGCTCTGGAACAGGCGACCCTTGGGATCGGGAAGGGTTATCCCTCCACGGGTCAATGGTGCATGGCGTTCCGACTCGATCCAGAAGCCAGGACAGCGAACCACTTGAAACTTCCCGACCACAAGATGTATCTTAAATCCCGTTATATTCATGCGGTCCCCGCGTTGAACCCATCGTGAAAGGGGTTGGCTTTATCCTGTGTCAGCGTGGGATCTGCTTCAACATTTTCAACATTGCCCGCAACGGTAGGTGTCTCGTTTGTTTTTTTATTAGAGACCGCCGCACGCTTTTCAACCTCAATCACCGGTGGATTGTGCTCGACAAAAGAGAGCCTTGCCCGGATCACATCATCATCGTTGGATTCGCTTGAATCCAGACTTGAAAAGACCACCTGGTCAATCCCCCTGGCAATGATATGGGGATTGACCAGAGAATAGACTTTGGGGTTGCTCCCATTGTCATACCCCTTAAACAGAGCGTTTAGCCGGGATAATTTCTCATAACAGGTGGAGCCATCTTCGGTCAGGAGATCAAGCTCAATGCTGATATCTGCATCCTCCCATCCAAGGGGCGTTTTTACTTTGCCGGAAAGATTGTCCGCCTTGGCTTCATCAAAACGCACCGCACCGCGTATCGACTGGGAAACAAAAACTCCTGGAACAAGCTTTCCTCCCAGGCTGACCTGGCCGTGCTCAATCGTAAGGTATCCATCAAGCATTGTGCGCCCCTTCAAGTTGTTGCAGTATAGAGAGAAAGCTCCCTCCATCAGTCACATTTGGCAACGTCAAACCGTAAATGTTTATGGTGGTTTCTTTCTTTGCAGCCGCATGGGATTCGTTCCCTGACATCAAAGCCTTTTTGATTCCTCCGGAATCCGGTTTTCTATCTTCAAGCTTAGACACGCCGGGCAATTTCATTGAAACCGGCTCTTTTACCTGATTCTGAAAACCCGGATTTATCGGTGGCTGGCTTATGTTGGTTGCGATATCGGCTTTGCCTGAGATATCCGACAGGTCCGGTATGGTGATGGGTTGAGTCTGCCACGCAGCTTGCCCTGATACGTCTGGTATGGCCGGTGTGGTGACAGGTTGTGTTTGCCATGCTGCCTGTCCTGATACGTCCGGCATGACCGGTGTGGAGACGGGTTGAGTCTGCCACGCCGCCTGTGCAGAGACGTCTGACATGGCCGGTGTGGTGACTGGCTGTGCCTGCCATGCCGCTTGCCCCGATATGTCCTGCATGGCTGGTGGAATAACATCCGCTTGCTGAACTATCACCGCCTGGGGCTGGTCAACGTTCGCTGAAACATTGGCCTCACCGCCAAGCCCAAAGAATGCGGCAACACCGGCCATGGCAGTGCTAACGGTTTTCATCAACCCAGGTGCTGCACCTTGAACACCTGCACCGATGGTCTCCATCATCCTGGAGCCGGACAGGGTCAGGGTGGAGAGTGGTCCCTCCTTGGCATCGGAAAAGGGCAGCAGGTTCCTCACCTTGGAGAGTCCAGCCTTGACCGCTTCAACCGGAGCCATGATCATGGATTTGATGCCGCTCGTCAGAGCACCCCACAAGGCACGACCCGACTCAAGGAAGGTGGGCACAAGACCCTTTATCCAACTAATCATGGCTGAAACACCAACCTTAAGGTCATCCCAATAGAATGCGATGGCCAGGGGCGGAAACGCTATTGACATCAGAATCTTGCCCACGGATTTGATCATGGGAAGAGCCGCTTTAAATTGCTCCACAAGTCCTTGGCCCATCTTGACCGCAGAGCCAAGCAGAAACCCAAAGGCATAGGAGACTTTTTGAGCAGCTGCTACCACAAGATCAAATCTTGTGTAAAGGAAGTATAAAGCCACTCCCAGGGCAACCACCCCGACCACAATCCAGGTGACGGGATTGGCAAGCAAAGATGCTGTAAAGCTCCATACCGCAGAGATGGCGGCTCCCATGGATGTCAGAAACGATGTGGCAAGGCTCCTGGCAAGACCCATGACCCCTCCATGAAAATATAGGGAGGTGAGCAGCGCCTGCTTTTGCCATAGCAACCAAGTCTTTGTTGATGCAATGGCAGACATAAGGCCTGTTTTCATGAACAGAGCAGCTTTCCCGACCATGGAAAACCCAGAGATGACATTGGGAGCCATCACTCCGACAGCTCCCATGGCGGCTGCAACCGATCCCAGGACAAAGGCCAGGGCAACGATGACACCAACACCCACGACAACGATCCGGGTCAAGGTCTCATGCTTGGTCGCAAACTGGGAAAACCGGTTTATCAACGATCCTAACCAGGCAAACACCGGGGCCAACAAAGGAATGAACTGCTTGCCGATGATCTCCACCAAGTTATGCCATTGCTGACCAAGAAGGGTGATGCCCGCTCCAATATCCTGGTTCATGGCTTCTGCCATCACTTCCGTAAAGGCTGCTCCTTGCTTGGTCGCTTCAGAAAGATTGCCAATATTGGTTTCAAGATCTCCGACCTTGTTGTACATGAGATCTATCAGCGCCACGGCTTCATCGGTCCCGAACGCCTTCTTTATCTCCATCTTTTCCATGGAATCCAGGGTGGTGCCGTATTTTCCTTGTAAGGCGGTGAGCATCTCGGGCATGGAGAGCAGCTGCTTGTTGGAGTCCATGAATTTAAGACCCAGTTTATCACCGGCACCGGCTGCGGCATTCATCATGGCCTTGTATTTGGTGCCCGCCTCGCTGCCTGACATGGTTGCCTGGAGCATACCGAGCACGGATAGCTGCTCCTCAAGTGGAACCTTGGCGGAAGTAGCCGTGGCCCCTAAAGTAGAAATCGCCTGAGCCATGCCTGAACCCGTTGTTTTGAAGTTCTTGACACTGGCCGAGATGCCAGCGGAAAAAACCTCCCCGAATTGCATGTCGGTAAGATCCCCGTACATGTCCTTGTAGATCCCGTAGCCCGTAGCAAACAGGCTTGTCATCTCCCCGGTCGTTGATTTGGTTGCCTTGCCGGTAACAGCGGCAAGCTTGGCAAACTCGGCAACGCCTTCATCCGTCAATGAGGCAATACCACTTTTGATATCATAGGCCGCCGAGATAAACTCGGCCTTGGTGGTCCCAGCCCATTGCCCGGAGAAATCCGCTCCAGCCTGTTCAAGGACGGCAAGATCCTGGATGCCGACAGAAGACAACTCCCCCAGGGCCTTCTGGGTTCCTGTCGTTGCCATGACCGAGTTCGACATCATGGTCAATAATCCGGCTGCGACCGTGGCAACAAGAAGGCCATACTTCTTGAATTTATTAAAGGCCGGTCCGATAGAGAGGACCTTGCCGCGCAGGGCGGTTATACCCTGGCCAATTTGGGCGCTGGGACCTGTGACGCCGTCAACCACAGACAGCAGGATTCCCAGCTTAAATATGCTTTCCATTTGACTTTCTCCAATGCAATCAGTATTGATTTTGTATGGAAATTTTACTCGGAATAACTCTTGCCATTCTCATTAGCGGCATCCTTTTTCTTGCCGGATGTATCGCTATCTCCATTGTTGCATCAATCCTTGGCGGCTCATTAAAAGGGGATAACGTATCCCTTAAAACCCTTGTCGCCCTGGGCCTTACTGTTTTCCTCTTTGGCTCCGACTAACCGAATCACTCTCCACCTAAAGCCTTGGCAATGGCCTCAGCCATGAGGTTCATATGCCGTTCTTCAACCCACAATGCCCTGTCGTATTGCCCCAGGAGATGATCCATATTTTGATCAGGCTCCTCGGCAAGGTTGACCTTGATCACCAGGCAGGCCTGCTGAACCCAATTCCCATTGAGTTCAGCCCGGCGATCATCTAAAGCTTTTTTACGGAAAAGTCCTCGTTCATACCCACGGCACGCTGGAGTTCATTGTTCAGGGCCACCATGAGACCGGGTTTGTCTTTAAATTGAGCCTTCAGCTCTGACGTGGTTGGCTTGATGGCCATGTCATAGACCAGGTTCTTTACCGCTTTGGCAAGCTTGCCCTTGGCGGTTGTTGCTAGATACCGTTCCATGTCCATGGTGGTGGGCTTTTTCAGGTAGTAGACCTCGTCATTCTCTCCGGTTAATTCCAGGACTGTGGCTCCCTTGTCTTTTACTTCTTTTACCTCTGCTGGCAGTGCGTTCATTCGTTTCTCCTTGTGTGTTTGGGTTTAATAGGCATCAACGCCGTTGTTCTTGATGGGACTCAAAATTGAAAAATCAAACTTCCTTGCGCCAACATTGGCGTCTCCCTGCTTCCCGCCGGTGTCCACCTTGGTGATCTTCACATCGGGCAGGGTGTCGGTCACGGTAGGTTTGTCATCGTTGGCATAGGCAACAACGATCTGGAATGGATTGGCCTTGTAATAGGAACCGCCAAGGTTCGTCCTCAAGCGTTCCGCCTCTTCAAGATCCAAGACCATGGAACCCGAGGCCTTGTAGTTCTTCCGACCGTAACCCGTGGGCGTACTCCCCTTGCCGTACCGCTCTTCTATGGGGGCTTCATCCGAATAGCTGATCTCCGTGATGTCAACGGCCACCCCGTTGGGCAGCTGGATATCCATGCTGTGCCAGTCATAATGGTTTCCATTTATCGTCATGGCTTCTCCTCTAAGCTTTCTTTAGTCTTGGATCAAAGGCAGATCCGGCATAGCTGTAGCTGGCATAAAGCTTGATCTCCCGGATGATGGGAATGCCCACCAGCTTCATCATCACTGCCACCCCGTTGTTTACGATATCCTGGCCGTCTGGGATCTCCACCATATGACCTGCAAGCTCCTTGGGGACTGCCGCCACCATGGTGTTGAGAGCGTTTTCTATGTTGCCCCTCAGATAGGCAAGGCCGCTTGAATTGCCGCCCAGGGCAAGGTCACCCGCTTCATCGTACATTGACTTCAAGGCCGCGATTCTTGCCTTGCGAACGGCCTTAAAGACTGTCCTTAAAACCTCTTCATACTGGAAATCACTGGTCACATCGGCCAGGGTCTTGGCATCACCCCAGTAGGGAGACCTCAACCCGGCATAATGCTTGGCCGTGGCATATCCATTGGATTCCAGCTGTTTCTGCATGGCTTCCGTAAATGCCTCGGGTAGACTTCCCTGGGAGATCCCACCATCAAGCACCCGGCCTGTGGCCCGTTGAACCGGTATGGAAAGCACCCGTCCTGCCAAAAGGCCAGCCCAGTTCCGTGTGATCCGTTTACCCGTGACATCGGATACCTCACCAAAGGCAACGCAGGCCGTGACAAACCTATGGGCGTACTTTTGCCGCTCCTGGAGCATGGCTGCGGTCCAGTCGTTGAGATCCTCATCATCAAAGGGCAACCGGGTTTCCACCCTGAAGTAGGTGGGCCGGTGCTTGTTCCAAAGCTCATCAGCCTTTGCCCCAAGGGCTGCCCAGTCAACCGAGTCGGACGGCCCGACCACATAAACCGATTCAATGTCAAACAGGTTCAACGGGGCCTCAATGGCCGTCATGACAGCGGAAATGGACGGAGCAGGAGGCATCAATTCAATTTCGTACATGTCACCCGCCACAAAATCCGGAGAGTCCGGAACCGTGATTTCCACCCCGGTGGTGCCAACGGTGATGACACCGTCCACGGGAACGGTCTTGACCGGTCCCCAGGCATCACCGCCGTCAACACTGAGCTGGTAGGTGGCATCGTTCCTCCCGCCTCCAGACGCCACACCAAGGATCACCCCGGCTGCGGCCTTAACCGTTCCGGACAGGACAAGATCCGGACCGGTGCCGGTGTGCTTGACCGGTCCGATGGGTCCCCGGACCGCAAAGGCGTATTTATCCCCGGAGACATGGAGCCCCTCCCCAAGGGTCAGGGTGGTCCCCGTGTCGCCCACGGTGATCTGCCCGTTTGCCCCGGTGGTCTCTTCCGTGCCAAAGGTCTCACCGCCGTCAACCGACACCTTGTAGGTCGCCGTCACCAAAACTCCACCGGTGAGGATCTCAACAACCGCATCCCCGTTCTTGGAAGTAACACCGGTGACCGTGGCTTCCGGGCCTGTCCCCGCATGCTTCACCGGGGAGATGTAGCCACCCGGCAAGCCCGCCACCGGCACAGCAATTACCACCGGAGCCTGGCCGCCCGTGGCAAAGATATCCCTCAGTCGATCTGTCATGGGACCGACGCCCAGGAGCCCTTCAAGGTCAGAATCCTTGCCCAAAAGATACCCCTTGCCAACGGTCCCGACACTGCAACAACCCGCAACCATGACCGTTCCTTCTACGCCTCCAGGGGCAAGGCCGCTTGTGCCGTCAACCAAATATTCAAGAACATCTCCCATGGTTTACACCTCGATCCTTCCACCGCCCTGGGGACGGTTCCTGAAGTTGTCCAACGTCTTCACAAAGGTTGTCTCTGTGACTGCTTTGCCCTGGGACCATCCCGCCGCCTGCATCAGGCCCGCCATCTCCCAGGATGCAAGATTCATCTCTTCTGCCAACGTCTCCACCGGCTTCAACCCTTCAATCGCCGTGGGCGTGGTCGGACTCTTTTTCTTAGCCATCAAAACCTCCTATTGGTAACTGGGCTTGATATCCACATCCTGGACAATGGGAATATCCTTGGTTGTGTAGATACCGCCTTTAAATTCAATTCTTACAATCCCCTTATAAGGCTGTCGTCTGCGCCTTTTCTCAGACTCATCCTCACCCCAAGGCCGCACAACATCATGAAGATCAATATCAATGCAGTTGTTCATGCTGTCCGCAATCACCCGGTGCTCGGCAACCCGCTGCTCCAGCTGGTCAACAAACCCTTTGAACGAGGCATTACCCCACAGCTCGTCAAAAGTCGGAGCGTACAGGAAGCACCGCACAAGGAGTGTTCGCCGGAACCGTCGCCGTGTCTGGACATAATGAGTACAAGCTTCATTCCGGACATTTGAGATCAGACTTCCGTCCTTTTTCTTGCGGTCCTGGAGCACCAGACAGTTTGCGGCATAGTCGTTGTCCTTCAAAAAATCCCTGGGCATCTGACCGGTAAAGATGTTGCCGCCTGCATAGGGGAAGGAACCATCCTCCCTGCGGATCTCCTTGAACCTTTCAACCAAAAACTGTCTGTAAGCCTGGTTCATTTTTCGAACATCCTTTTCACGCTCCCCATGACTTCCGGGGGGATCTCGTCCTTCATCTCGTTAAAAGTGGGTTCCCACAGCTTTCTTGCCGGGATCTTCTTACCGTCGTTGTCCGGCTGCTCATGGATGATTGCGATGTCTGTCACGTCTTCACCATCCTGGTTCTGAACCCCACGCTTCACGCCCACTGCCCCGGTGTAATCATCCGGCTGGTCCGTGGTAATGTTGCTGTACATCTGGTTTGACGCCCGTAAGGTGTCCGGGCTCAACCCTTTCCGTTCCTTGCTCTCGGCGTAGTCACCCGTCAACTCATCCCATCCAAGATCCTGGGCGTCCACATGGTCCAGCACCTTGCGCTCGATCTTTTTGACCGATTGCCCGATCTTCTTACCAAGGTCCCCCTGGCACTTGGTGGCCACGCCATTAAGGACAGACAAAAGCTTGGTCCAATCGCCTGTGAGATCCGCACCCATCAGCGCACAACCTCCATGACCACCATCAACCGCTGATCCCGGAACACAGATGTTTGATCAAGCTTGATGATGGTGTATCGCTTGCCGTTTATCTGAACTGGGGTGTCGTAGCCGATGAGCAGCTTGTTCTCTTTATCCACAAGACCCTTGTCTGCCAGATATCCCCGGTTAAATTTGAGTTCAAAGGCCTCGTCTATATCATCGCCTTGCTCACGGGCTTTAAACTCGTTAATGATGGATTTTCGACCACAGAGCAGATCGATCGCATCCGGGGCATCCCCCAAGCTCACCGGGTATTTGTGGAAGGTGTCTGTCACGCTGCGCATGGCAGACACAAACCCGTCAACGCTCTCCTGGGGTAGTAGATCAGCCATAGGTCACCACCAGGGGAACACCGGTGTCCACGCTTGCCGATACCTTGGATCGCTTCTCTTCAATGTCTGTGGCAAGCTTGGTCTCCATCTCTTTCAGGAACTTGAGCTTGTCCGCAAACTCAGCCTTGCCTGCGCCATCGCCCTCGGCTGAAGCAAGATCTTTCTTGTATTTGCTCATGGCCGGAAGGATGAGGGCCTTGGCAACCATGTCAGCCACAAGGGATTTTTGCAGGGTGGTGAGATCCTGTTCTGGAACACCGTCAAACCCTGCCAGGGCCGCGCTCTCTTCGATAAAAGAAACCAAAGAAGGTTCAAAGAGCACGGCCTCATCCGGCAACCGGTTTGCAACCATCTCGCCGATTGTCGCCATTATGCAGCCTCAAAGATTCTGCAAGCGTCAGGGAAGATCTTGGAAAAGCCCACGACCTGGCTCACCACGGTCTTTTCAAACTGCTTGTCGATCACCTTGTCGGTCTCGATCAGCTCAGCGCCGGACTCTTTGACCAGCTCCAGGGCAGCGGACTTGTCGATTTGGATGATCTGACCGTCGCCCAGTTCACTCTCCTTCCAGTTGAACTTTTTCATGGGATTTCCAAAAGGCGTAACCCAGGCACCACTCCGGGCTGTGTCAAACAACCGGGTATCCTTGAACTCATTAATCAGGCTCATGGACTGAATTTCCGCTTTTTTAGCAAACCAGAGACTCGCCTCCCAGTCATCCATGGCAAGGTCAAACTCAAGCAGATTTGCATAGTCCATGGCTTTTTTAGTTGTCTCGGCAGGGTTTGAGTTGCCATCACCGTTCACCAGGGTATGGACGGCATAGGCCACCATCTTCTTGGCCAGGCGCTTGCCGATGAGCTGCATGTGAATAGAAAGCAAGGGCAGCTTCATCCTGCGAAGCACCTCATATGTGGCATCCAGGCCAAGTCCGATCTTCCCCAGCCGTATGGACTGCTTCCCCACCCCCATTTTGACCGTGGGGAAAGAGCTGCCTTCAGCGATTCTTTTAAAATCGAGATCCTTGTTGTTAAACTCTGCCTTAACGGTCTCATAAACGCCGCTGTCAATGGTGACGGTGGTGGCCACAAGATCCTCCAGGGTCACGTCCTTCTTACCCAGTCCCACCATGCCGATTCTGACGTTGCGGTTGATGAACTCAGGGAACAGCACCTTGTCGTCACTGGTGCGGTAAAACTTCTCCACTGTATCGTTCCGCAGGTTGATCTCCTGCTCGGCCAGGGCGAACTCAAATGCGTCAAGCCCCTCGATCTCGGAAGGCCGATCTTTTTCCAAAAGCTGGGACAGGGTTACCCCTTTGGTTCCTGCCTCGGCATAGGCTTCTTTGGTAATTGCTACTGCCATGTATCTCTTCTCCTTCTTGCTGTTTGTTTTATCCCAGATCCAGGGTCAAAATTTTGTCCGTGGTATTCACATCCACCACATGGAAGAACCGACCCGTTCCCGCACTTACAGGGGCCTTGACGCCTCCGCTGCCATCGGCAACAAGTTCCTTCCATCCAGAGGCGATGGTCCCGGTATAGGACACATCGTTCAGGCCCCTTCGCTCCATGGCCAGGATGCCCACATCAACCTTCTCGATGACGCCGTAAAAGACATCCTCTGCCTCACAGACATCAACGGTTTTAGCGGCTCCAATCTTGCCCACATGACCTTCATTCACCACCGTCACACCGCTTGCCGCCAGGAAGGTCACAGCACCGTTCTTACCGATCCCCTTGACACTCACCTCAAACATGATCCACCTCTTTTCTATCCGGGTTATGAAATTTTAAAGTTGCTGATATCAATGTCAGCCTTGTTGCCTTCCGACTCTCCGGGCTTTGAAGATCGCCTGGCAAGCGTCTCCCCGCACTTAGGGCAGGCCAGGGGAAAGGCATCCTCCGCCGCTGTCTGATACTCGTCCACAAAGGACTTGGCCGTCTCAAGATTGGCGGTCTCGATAACGTTTGTGATGAAGCTCTCCTTTGCAGCCTCACCCTTGGCCGCCTTGTAGAGGGTCACGGCTTTTTGCCGGGTATCTGACAAAAGTTGTTTGCCGATCTCCGCATCGGCCTTTAGTTCATTGACCTGGGTCTCAAGTCCGGTGATCCTCTCTATGGCTGCAAACTCCACGGCCTCGGTGGAATCATTCTCCCCGATGCTGAGTTTTTTTTTAAACGCATCTGTAAACGGCATCTCATTTTCTCCATGGTTAAACTGTTCTTGTGTTTCAGGGTGCTCCCCTGCTTCAAACGATTTTGCGTGACGGTCTTCTCCCTCCCAGACAATGGACATCTCACCCACGTTCTGGATCTCCGTCACGATAAACCGGACGATCTCCCCGTCCACCTCTGTACCCAGGTGGTCGTAAAACCATTTCAGGTCAGGATGGGATTTTTGGTACTTGAACCAGACCGTTGCCGATGCGCTTCTCAGAGCACCGATCTCAACGCCCCTTACAAGGGCCGGATCAACGGTCCTATCCAGCACAAACTGGGCATTGATCCCGTTGGGCTCGTTCTTGCCGTCCCAGACAGCGTTCTTGGTAAACCCTTTCCACTGGGTCACATCGTTGCGATGGTTGGCAAAGATGGTCACGTTCTCAAAAAAGGAGACCGCCTTTTTGAGCACTCCCGGTGTTGAGAAATCAAAGAACCGGGACTGGGTCGTGCCTGCCGACAGGCACCGGAACAGCTTGACATAGAACTCATCGCTGGACTGCTCCTGGCCGTCGCCCTCAACCTCAAAACTGAACGGCTTTGAACCTTTCTCAAGGGGCATGTTTTCCGGGACAAAACCAAACTGAGCCTTGGCAAACCCCTCTTTTATTACTTCGAAACCTGGCATAATTGACTCCTGTTATTTAATCTTCAGCCGCTTTCCTGTGCCTGCATTCCGGGTGATAGGGAGGGCTTTCAAATCCCTCGTCCTGGAGTTGCTTATCCGTCTTGTCCTTCAAGTCATCCGGAGAATATGCGTTGGTGATGAACGGCGGCAGGTCGGACACGTCCTCAAACCCTTTACCAACCACCTTGGAAAGCCGTATGGCTGCTTTTTCCACTTCAAACACCCTACCGACCATGTTCCGGCAAAAATCGCAGATAGGGGCGGTTCTTGGGCCGACAATGCGGAACCGCTTGAACCCTGCCTCATAGAGCTTCATGGTCTGCCCAAAGTTCTGGATACGGGCCATGGTGGTGTTCACCAGCTGGTTGATCTTCTGCCAGGTGGTTTCCCCGACCATCTCCGTGAACTCTTCTTTGAACGCCTGCTGGGTCTTTTCGTCCCGGATGTTAAGCCCCTTGGTGATGTACTCGTTCTCAAGCCAGTTAATGAATTTGGCTCCCACGACCTTGTTCGTGGAAAGGTAGTTGCCGGCACCGAAAAAGAACCGGTCAATGGATGTCAGATAACGAATGGCAGAGGTGTCTGTGACATTGATGTCAATGCCGAACCGTCTGTAAACGCCCTGGCTCTTTCGCTTGGGCAGGAAGCTTGTGTCCTCATGGCGATAGAACTGCCAAGCATCCTTGACATACTTGTCGGAGATGGTGTCTGCCCTGGACTTGCCAAGCTCGGCCAGCAACGTGTCTGCAAAGGCCTTGAACACGGCCTCGGCAAAAGCGGTTTCATCGTCAAAGCTCTTCCCGACGACGGCCAGGGCAGCCTTTAAAGCCTTTGCCTCACACGGCTCAAGAATGCTCCTTATGGCCTCGGCATAATTCTGGACGCGCTTACCCTGGTCATCCTGGACAAACCGATCAAGCCGCACCTCAGGAAGGCTCTCTGGAACATGCTCGTACCGTGCTCTTTCCTGGTTGAACCGGAACGTTAATCCCCGTTCCATGCTGACCTGGCACTTACCCGTGGCTTTCTCATACCCCAGCTCCTGGGCGGCCTCGTCATCACTTATGATGCCGCCGTCACGTTTTTTGAGGACGTTGCCGATTCTTTTTTCTTCAGCCTCAGCTTTCTCCTTTTCCTGGAACCCGCTATTCTCGTTGAAGCTAACAGAGACATCCGCATCAATGCCGGTGAGTAGCAGATCCAGCCGATATCCTTTTTCGATAAACCGCTTGATGCTCCTGCGGCTGTTGGCAAGCCGGGTAATGAGGCGTTCAAAATCCACCCCGGCATAGGTTTCTGTGGTGGAGTAGCTCCTGCCCATCATTGATGGTGGTATGTCCAGGGCAGAAAGAATTTGCTCCTCGTTCAGGTTGAATACCGTCTTTGCTCCTGCCGCCGCCGTTGATCCAATATTGTTATGCTTCAGGTCCTGGTCGCTGTAATGGACAGCCACCCCCTTGGAGAAGTTGGCAGAAAATGCTCCTGCATAATCCTTCAGCCTGTTTTGAAGCCTCGCTCTATACTGCTCGTCGGACTCTCCAGAGTTTTTTTCCGGGATGTTCAACGACACATCCAGGAATCCCAGGAGGCCCATCTTCTTAACGATCTGGGCAATCCCGCCCACTGACTCAAGTTGTATCTCGATATTCTTCAGGGCCGCATAGAACGCCGGTATTCCGTAAGGGCTGTCATCCATGGTATGGGTGGGACAGTAAGAATATGTCAGGGGATTAAGCTCCACATATGCCGTATCAAAGGCACCGCCTGTGTACTGGTAGGGCTTGAATATCCCATCCTCACGCTTGAACCGAATTGACCGAACCGGCACCACGGCAACATCCTTGACTCCTTCACTGACATTGTCTTCAATCACCCACTCGGCGGACAGAGCACCCATCAAGGCATTTTGACGGAGAAAATGATTCACAAGGCCGTCCATGCCACCGCCGATGCCGTAGATTTTGCCCGCCAGGGTGTTGAGCCGGTCAAGGATTGCGTCCGGGTTCTTGCCGTCAACGCTCACCTGGTGGCCGGTATTGCCAAGGTTAACCACGATGGATAGGGCCTGGGAGATGTCCGGGTTCCAGATTGCCAGCGACTCAAGGATTCCCAGGTACTCCAAGGGGAATTTGGGAGTCGTGATTCCGTAGAACCCGGCAAGTCGTCCCATGCCGGTCTTGATGGTCTCCTCGGGAACCGAAGTCCTGCCCGGATTGACATCCACGGTTTTTGCTGGCTTGTTCTTTTTAAAACGGTTCAAAAAACTCATGCTGTCATCTCCGTAAACTCAGGCAACACGTCTGAAATCTGCGGTGCTGCACATTCAATCTCATTGACAGCATAGACAGCCATCAAGCCTGCTATGGCAGAATCACCATGGCGTTTTTTTCTGGATTTCTTGTCCTGCTTCTGGGCCTCTGCAATCTTGGGAATGCCTTTGACTTTCTTGATTGTCCTGTGATCGTCCATCACATCCGCGTTTGCCGGAAGGTCAATGGCCCGATCCTCAATGGTCGCCTTATAAGTGGGGAACCACCTGGAATACCACTTGTCCGTGAGCATGATCATATGGATCATCTCCGGATTAAACCGCTGCATGGTGTACTCGGCCAAGGCCTGACCATTGCCCCTGGCATCCATGGCCCCACCCTGGAAGTTGGGGAGCCGGTCCAGGATGTAAAACAGGATCTGCTCCTGTTGCCTGAATGGGATGTTGAATAGCTCAAGGGCAAACGGTACACGCAAATTAGCATCCGCTTTCTGCTGGATGGGCCACACAACCGTCAGGTTCTGGTTCCTGGCAAAATCCTCACCGAACCAGTGCTTTCGATCAGGATCAAGGGCGTCAAGATACGGTTGCACCGTCTCTTCCAGCCACTCCTGGGTTTCCTCCCATCGGTCCTCGTCCGATAGGATTGCCCACTCATCATCCTGGGCCCAGGAGATGGTATCAATGCCAGGCTGCATACAATTCTTGATTTGAGGTCTTGTGAAGTAGGTCCCACCGCCATGGCTTGGAACACAAAACAACTCTTCATCCGCTCCATCTCCGTATAGATCAATGATTTTCTGACGCCATTGATCCTGGGCCTCCTGGGTCCACTCTGTGCCAAGCCTCAAGCAGATCCGCTGGTAAAGACCGTCATCAAGAGCATCGTCAAAGGTTGTTCTATGGAGGCTGTACGGTTTTTTACCGGCATTGATCTCTTCCACCAGCTGGGCAAACTCGTTGTCTTCACCGTCATGGGTAGAGATCACCACCACCTGACCACCCCACATCAAAAGAGCCATAGCCGCTTTCAAAAGCTCTTTAAGGTCCTCGTGGAAAGCCGCTTCATCAATGACCACCTTGCCCTGCTTGCCCCTCAAGTTAGAGGGTCGAGAAGAAAGGGCCACGATCTTATGCCCGGACGCAAACCGAATACGAAAGGCAATTATATCCTTGTCCGGATCGTCAAAGATGAATTCTTCAACCTCAGCGGCCACCTTGCTGTAGTGTCTGGCCCAGTCTGCGCAATCTTCAATAAATTCCTGGGCCATGTCATGATTGTAGCCAATGTAGAAAACGTCCATCCCATTCCTGCTTGCGGCAAGCAGAGCGTCCTCACTGGCCTCGTCCCAGGAGATACCGATACGGCGGGATTTTTCGTAGACCTTCACCTGGGACTGGTCCATCTGCCACCGTTGCTGGTATGGCAGGAGCACTTTAGGAGCACGCTGGTCCCGGTTTTCTTTTACAGGTTTCGTCATACCTGCATCCCCAGAAGGCTACGCCTGATATCATCGGCTGAATCATCAGTGAAACCACCTTTCTTGGCTTTATCATCTCCGGTATCCGGCGCGTATCTTGCCTGGAGCTTGTCCACATTGCCCAGGGCTTTCATCATGTCATCAATAGATTTTGGGGAAACAGTATCCGGGTTGCTGAGCATGACGTTTAACTTTTTTTCAATGGCTTCACGGAGTGCCACAAGGGCCTCCTCCGGGGTGGATATTTGCCGCAGCTTCTCAGTTTGGACCTGCTCGATTTCACCGGCCTTGCGTCGCTCTTCGATCTTGTTCTTGATGTCCAGAATGGTCTTGAGAACCGAGTTGTAACCGTACACGGCCTGGTTGTCCACGGCGACGGATGACAAGGTCTTAAAGTAATTCTCGTATTTTTGCTTCTGGCTGATCAGGGAGTTCAGGATGGATGAATCAGACGTAGCTTCCTCTCGCTCCCGGGCCTCGTTCTCTTCCCGTGCGGCCCGGTCGTCCCACTCAAACTTTTTGCGCCATTTGCCCAGGGACTGGCGGCTGATCGAATAACCGTGCTCCTTATCCAGGGCCTTCACCGTGGCAGAAAGGTTATGCCCGTTCTCCCGCCAGGTTTTGTAGGCAAGCTCCCTATGTCGCGCCTGAAGATCGCCCATTACAGGTCCTGCCCGCATCCGCACTCGGGAATCCGCTTATCCAGCACATCAAGCCCCTTTGCACGGGCCTTGATCATGACAATACCACCAGGCCTTTCTTTTATTTCGACCAGCTCCTTCTCTTCCAGGTAGGCGCAATAGGACATCAGCTCACCATGGGAAAGGGGATAACCAAAATTGGCCATATGGCGGCGCAGCACTACAGTGTCAAGCAGATTAGGATACCCCACCCCCAGGGCTTCAAGAATCAATTGGCGTATCCGGTCATGTTTTATAGCTTCAAGCTTTGTCATGTTGTAACCCCTGTGTCAGCTCGTTCATTCCCTTGGCCAGCACTTGCAGCCCCAGGAGGATCTCCCGGTGCTCGTCATTGTCTTTGGTTATATAGCTCTGCAATGTGTCTTTTATCTGGGTCATAGCATTGGCATGTTTTTCAGTGGCCTGTGCCTGCTGCTGCATGACCTTGATGGTGTCCGACCGATAGGCCAAAGTGGCCGGGATTAATTTCCAGGCAAGCACAGCCAAGGCTCCGATAACCATGACCACCACAAGGATGGTCCCGCCCATGTCCACCACCGACTTGATAATCTCAAGCTCGGCTGTGGACATGTTTGTCAGGCCCGAATCCACTACCGCATCACCTTGTTAACGGTTTCCTGTCTGAGCTTTTGATAGGCGACTTCCAGGGCAGTGTTGATCACAGATTCCTTGACCGTCTTGCCCCGTTTTTTCATGTCTCTCCGGATGCAATCGCGGGCCATCTTTCGCTTTTCGCTAACGGAAAGACCAGGCTCCATGGATGCCTGCTTAACGGCAGTGGATGCAATGTCCAGCACTTCCATGGAAATAGTTTTGAAAAGCTCGGTTGCAAGCACCTTTGCCTTGGGCATCAACGGTTTGAGCATGGCACCAAGGAACTTGAAAAACTTTTTCATGATCACTCCTTTTTTTTAGTCTGGTAATATGAGTTCAAAATGGACCAGGTCATTGAATTTCTGGTCGTTAACGTCATTGTCGCTGTCCCAGTCTCCACCCCACCGGATCTTGATACCCAGCTCCAAGGCCTTTGCCTTGACCATCCCGGCAAAGAAACAGCACTGATTCGCATTCCAGGAAATCCCCTTGCCCGGGATGTAGGAACCGGCATCAATCGCCTCGGACGGGGCCTTGTTGTGCTTTCCGTCCGGCCACTGCACCTTTGAGCGTCCCTCCCGGTAAAACCGGTTCTGACGCTCCCTGTTCCTGTGGCCGTCAATGATGGAGCAATCAATCATCTTGATCACTGCATTAAACAACCTCTGCAAGTCAGGGTGGCAGGTGGCAAGACGCCTTTTCGATGTGGTGGAAAATTCCGGTTCCCTGGTCACAACTTCCTCCTTGGCTAAACATCTAAAATTCTGTGTAAGACAAGGCGATCATAGGGGAAGGGTGCGTGAAGGAACAAAAATCTATGTGAAAAACATATGTGAGGAAAACGTGATAATTTTGAAGAAAAAGAGGGAAGGGAGGATCTTGGGAGTATCCCTGATCAGGATATGGCGATAGGAGAAGTAAAACGACTCGATACTTGAGCGTTCATCTAAAAACGTATGACATTATACTGGGGGATTGAGCAGGAGCCTAAAAAAGGCTTAAAACAGCTCCTGCTGTTTTGGGGAAGGATTTGCTTCGGATCTTATTATCTTGATCAAACGTCTAACATGGGATTCGGACAGGTTGAATCTCATGGCAACCTGCCCGTAATCCCTGCACTCTTCAAAGTCAGCAAGTATCCTGCGATACTTGGCGCGGCGGACGATCGTGTCTTTCTTGGGGATATACACCTGGGCACCGTTGATGTAATCGGCCAGGCCGAGGGCTCGGTCAAGGCCGATCACCTCCGCTATCTCCCGGAACTCCTCGGGCAGATCCTCAAGTTGTACATCATCTTCGATCATCCACGCTCCGTCACGCTGTCTTGCGGTTTCTGTCACTCATATAGCTCAATGCAGGCACTGCCCGCCCTTCATACCTGGCAGGCAGGTGGGTCACGATATAGGCATTGATTTCCGTGTCCTCATACTCATTGAGCCACCAATCAACCCCATACGCCTTGACCATGCCGTTTTCAAACATTTTCTTCAATCCCTCAATGACCCGGAAGGCATCCCCACCGGTCTTGACCTTGTCGATCTTGAGGAACTTTTTCATCCACAGGGTCATTCCATCCTCGCAGCGCCACCGGATCAACCCGGCCACAGCATCAATCTTTTCAAGCTCCGCAGGAGACACCAGGGCGACAAGCTTGGAGCCTTTCTTGCCCGTGCTCCGCCGTTTCATATACCGGCGTTTAGTGCCGGTGATGACAAAGCCCTTGGTGATGAAATAGTCGATCAGTTCACCGGCCTGCTCAAATGTGAGCTTTGTTGAACTATCCACGCCGTAGCGCTCCGTCATAAGGGCCTTGTAATCATCCCGGTCCATGTCAAGTTGCTGGCGTGCAATGGCCAGGAGCTGGCGTTGCTTGCCGCTGCTGGGTTTATTCTTCTTATTGATCGTCATGAAATCGTTCTCCTCAGTAACAGACAGTTATAATGCCGCCATATCAAGAGGGATTGCCGTCCACTTGTTATCCTCTCCGGTGCGCTCATAGAGCCGGATATAGGACTTGCTGCCAATCACCTGGAGACTTTCTGAAAGAGCCTTCATGGCCTTGATCCATCTTGGATCCTCGATCTGCAAGCGTCTCAGTCCCAATATCCGGCCCGTGTTGATCTGACCTTCCTTGTCCACCTGAAAAGCACCCAGCACCAGTACCTTGAGTTCGCTCCTGCTGCCTTCGGTCCAGTCGGCGATACATTGATCAATAAGGGCCTTGGCAGCCTTGAGCCTTTCATCAAAGCTCATGGTCTCGCTGATCGCCATCTGGATCTTGAGCTGTCCGTCAAAACTGGTCAGGGAGACGTTTCCCTTCTTGCCGCCAAGGCTGACATCATACTTTTCTGCCGAAAGCTCCACAAAGGCGTGAACGTCACCCATCACAAGCTCCTTGAATCGCTTCATGTCGGCCTGGAGCGCCTTGGCCTTGCCAATCAGCTCCTTTACCAGGGAGTCTCTCGTCTTGTCGATCTCGGGAACAACATCCATGGGAACAAGCCGCCCCATGCTGTCTTTCATGTATTCGTTCATGTTAATTTCTGCTTTCATAATGTCTCCTAATTTGTTTTATATATCATTAAGCGGATTCTACTTTTTCAGACTCCAGGCCAACCCGATGAATATTGCTGCCAAGGCCCAAAAGACACCTACTATCGTAAAAGCTTCAGGCCAATTCATCATCCGCTCCGTTCCGCTTCATTTACGACCGCAACACACAGAGGGGTGTCATCCCCCTCTTTCGCACGGACTTTGACCCAAAGATTATTTATCCCATTAGCCCATCTGTAGGCTTCAAGCTCAGTGTATGGGCCCATGATGTCGTCCGGACCTGATATATGGACAATAAATTTCTTTTCTTCCTGGAGTTCTATTTTTTCTTTGATTTCAAACTTTTTAACACTGTAGAGAATGCATTCCTTGCACATAAAAGCGTCAGAAAAGCCCCTTACCAGCATATCGACTTCGTCTTGTGACTTGCCGCAAAAGCTACAGCGATATTTCTCAGTTTCACTCATTATCGTCATCCAAGCTAAAGCTATCAATAATCCCGGGCTTGATCAGTACAGCACTACAAATAGGGCAGTACTCATACCTGCCAGGGCGAACAAATGTCCCCTCATAACCACATTCCACACAAACCAGCTCAACTCCCTCAAGGGCGGCTTCCTCCTTGGCCTGCTTAGGCATGATGAGCTTGTTGGTAATCAGAATCTTCCTTGCATCGGCAAAAGAAAGCCGGGGCCGCCCCTTAGGCATACTGTCCTGAAAAGCCTTAATAATTTCTTTTTGAGTAGCGCCGTCTGCTTTCATTTGTTTAAGATCCAACGGCTTGCCGGGAGAACCCTCTGTATCCTTGACCTGCTTAGATTTGGCCGTTCCCAGCTTCTCCAATCTTCTGATTCTTGCCGAAAGGGCCTTAACCAGGGTTACCCGTGGAGCATCCCCTCCCTGCTCCCGTTTCAAGCACTCCTTAAGGACCTCGGCATCATCAATATTCCTGATCCCCATCCTGATCCCTTCATCAACAGAAGTATGCAGAACCCGGTTAATCATTCCTTCACGCTTGCAGTGCTCTTCTAAGATGGTTTGAGCATCTTCTCTTGAAGGTGCATTGAACGCTTCAACAAAGAACTTAATGTCATCGTGCTCTTTCATCACATCCACTGGCCAGCTGCCGCCGTCACATGTCTCCAATACAGGTTCACTAAAAAACCTTTGATATCCCCAGAATTCAGGCATGCCTTGCCTCCAGTCTCGCAAATTGATTGTTGGTCCCTACAGGATAGATATTCAAGCCCGTGGGCTGCTCTATACCTCCATTTTGAAGATCACGACGCCTCTGCCTGGCCACATTGAAACAGACTTTACAGACAGATTTGTAGCCATCCTTGGTGCCGGGGTCCGGGTGATAACCCTTTTTCAGATCTTTCATATGACCGCAAGCCTTGCATTCCTTTGACGCTGGCTGCGGCGTTTCAATGGCCTTTCCTTGTGTCTTCAACAAAAGAAGCTGTTGTCCCTGGGGACATTTCCTGCAACCAGGATCTGAGGAGCGCCACTTCTTACCCTTGGCCCTTTCCTGTCTTGCAATGCAGGTGACCTCGGGGATGTCTGCTCGATATCTTTTGCAATACATCAGCAACCTCCCTTGACACCGGCTTCACTATGCTTGAGGCCCAGATTAGAGAGCTGCACACGGATCTTGACCAGGGCTTTGACGGCCTCCTGCTTTGCCATGTCCCCGTCATGGGAACCTGGCGGGATGCGGAGCAGAGACTCAAAAATATCGTTCAGGTGCAGGTGAACGTCATCAATACGCTCTTGGTCCTTATTCTGGATCATTTCAACTGCTGTGGCTGCCATAGTGCTGTCCTCCTCGCTATTGTCATACAGGCCGTTCTCCTGTATTGTGGGTCTTGTTTGGAGACGGGCAGTTGCAGCTCCCCGCCTCCGGTTGTTCTCCGTCTGCATCAGGCTGATAGGTCGTTTAATTCTAATGAAGCCGATGCAGACACCTCTCCTTGAATCTCAACCAAAAGACCGTTGATCTTGGCCTCTTCACCCAAAGGAAGCGCCGGCACAAAATGGGTATCAGGCCACAGAGTATGATTAAGGTAGTCGGTCAGGTTCTCCATGGAGGTGATCAGCTCCAGGGCTTTCTTCCTGGTGAGTTTACCCTGCTCAATCGCCTTAAAAAGGGCCTCGATCTCCTCGGCCTGCTCCTTAACCCCTGCTTTAATTTCCTGTTCACACATACGCTCCTCCTTAACAGCCTAAAATCAAATCTGCGGTTACCTTCTCCTCACCCATATCAGCGGCAAGATTCATAGCCCTGGTAACAAGGTTATTCACCGACAAAGGATAGCTTCGATTCATCATTTTCCGACCCTTCGCCCTTATCAACCTCTTGTTGATTGCCGGGTACACGTCAGCCTCCAAGACATCCCCAGCCTTCCTGCCGATACGCTCAAACTTGTGCTTCAGATAAGGCTCAACATCATCCATCAAGCCTTCGATCTCAGCGGTTGAGATCCTCCTGATAACCTCCCGCATTTCGGGGTAGTGCACATCATCCAGCTTTTTCATAAGCTCCGGCTGCCCAATAAGGACGATGCCTATCAGCTTGCTGTATCCATCCTCCAGTTCATAGATCTGTTTGAGCGCCTTAAATGCCCTTATATCCAGACTTTGAGACTCCTCGATGATCAACACCTGCTTCATGCTGTGATTGGCCCGATTCTTAAGGAGTTTCAGGGCCTGACGTGTTTTCTGTTCAAGATTTCTCTTGGGGTTCTCGTCGGATATGTCCATTATGATCGCATCGATCAGGCTGGACGGGGTGATCCTGGACTTATCAACGATCACAGGGAACACAACCTTGATTCCTTCCTGCATAAGCTGCTCAACCGCAACCCTCCGCATTACAGACTTGCCGGACCCAACACCGCCAGATACGGCACAGAACCCAGAGTACCTCGCAGAATCAAGCATCATCTCCATCAGGAACCGGTGGTCCTGGGACAAAAAAACATCCTTCTTGCCTGCCACGTCGTTAATAAACGGATTACGAAAAAGTTTAAAAAATTTAACTGCCTTTTGTGTCAGCATTTCAATATCCTTTCTTGGTTTGATTTCAAGCGGATCTCCCATCTCCAGGGGCTTAGCCACAACCCGCTGAGCATTGAATCCCTTGTGTTTTGCGTATCGTCCACTTTGTGGTTTGTTCCAGATCTCAGGAACCAGCCATCTTTTTTTTGCCAGAAGTTTCATTATTTCTGGAGATGCCCGAACCGCGCTTTCAACATCTTTAACAAACGCTTCCTTTTTCTTAGGGAAAGCACCCCTGGAGAGCACTCCATTCACGTTGGTCAAACTCCATCCAACCCGGGAGGCAAACTCCTTCTGGCTGATTCCGCTATGAATTAGCAACTGCTTTAAACGTATCATCCTGGCTCTCCATCATCAGTTTCCCGTTCAAGACATAGGCATCTCCACTCTCAATTAAATCGATCAGCCTGGCCGACTCCGTGAGGCTGATCGATTTGCCGTATTCAGCCCGTATAGCCTTGTTCATCTCAGGAGTGATGCTGCACCCCTGTCCGATCAGACGTTTAAAAAACTCAGTGATGGGGATCTCCTTTTCTTCAACCCCGGCCTTGTCAAACGCCATGGGCGTTCCCTTGCGGGGCATGAAATCATAGGTCACCTTGGCGGCCTGTTTCCCCATGGTGCCGGAACCTGCATACGGGATGTCGTCTTTCTTCCTGTCTTCACCGTAGGCCCGGTTCTCGATACGCTTCTTGCCCTTCTGGGTGATGCTTTCCGGCATGGCCTTGAACTCTTCCCCGATCACGGAGGCATCAGCGCTGAACCCGCCATCAGCCGTCCCAATGGGACTGGCAAGATACTCAACATCGTTGAACACAATACCGATTTCAGGCCAGTGATAGGGCCGCAAGATGGCCTTCACCTTTGATTTATGGGGTATCAACCCCTCAATGTGCTTCACCCGGAACCGCTCTGAGTTGAATTTGATCGAATAATCCCCGTAAACCAGACATTCTTTTTCCGGCTGGGCATACAGGTTATGAAGAATCTCAGGTGCCGGAAGCTCCCGGAGCTGTTCCTCCTTGATCTGTAACCAGCAAGCCGTCCGTGTCATCTTATGGCGGGTATGTTTCTTGGTCGCATTGAACCAGACACACCAGTCAAGCGCCCACTCGTTAAGAGTCTCAATGCTGTCGGCGGGCTGGAACCGAAGCTCCGATTCAAACCACTTTTCAACGACTTCCTGGGCTCTTTCAACAGACCCCTGGCGCTTGGCATTTGAGGGAAGCGCTTTCGGTGTCTTGACATCAAGCCGATTAATAAGCCTTGTGATGGCCTTGCTGATATTGGCGGCACCGGCATCCATCAGAACAAAAAACGGAACGCCCCTGAAAGGCAGTTTCTTATGCTTGCCACCGGCCCACCCAGCAGAAAGGAAGTCGTATAAATTATCCTGGGTTTCACCCTTGGCAATGTAATATTTGATAAAGATCGTATGGCTGAAATGATCGGTAAGAACATAGCGGTATATCTTCTGCTTGACCTTAGCGAAATTCTCCCATTTGTTTTTATAGAATTTGCGCTCATCCATGATCCGCAAACCCTGTTTTCCTTTCAGGTAATACTGAATACACACGGAGACATCCCATTCGTGCACGTGGTTGGGATGAAGGGACCTCATCTCTATATGAGGCTCCTGAACATTCAGAGCCTCTGCGTTCAAGCCTCTTTCCCGGAGAATCGCCTGCATCCTGGATACAGAGATACTCCCCCGGTCGATGATCCCGTTGTCAAAAGCATCCTCCAGGGCCTTCTCAACCGGGATAATGACCCCCTTGATCTGTCGGGCAGATGTATGAAGCCTTCCGGCCACATATCCGATCTGCTCATCCGTTAGGCAACAGGTTCCCAAATCACACCTCCTTTTCCTTTTAGTCTTGGGTTTGTAACCATTATCCTTGGCGATCCGGTATAGCTGCTGCTTGGATTTTCCGGTACACTCCATGTATCTCCGCATAACATTGGTAGCTTTTCCATCACCGTCCCTAGCTGCCCCCAAATCTCTGACCAGTTCCATTTTCCACATCGGCCCACCCGTTAATCCAGACCTTCACTGTCCCGCCCAGGCTGAACCCATTTCTCATCAGGCTCATCTCCTGGCTGACCATACTCCGCCATTGCCGTGTCCCATGTCGCCTCAAGAACCCGCTTCATGTACCCCAGGGCAGCGAAGTAGCGCGCCTTTACCCGGTCGGTCTGGTTAAGCAGGCAAATATTGTTCTCCGGGTCAATCTTGATGGCAAACCCATCAAATGAAGTCTGGAGGGCTTCAATCTGTTTGATCTTCTCCTCCTCACCGGCCTCATACCCTTTTTCCTCGGCCTTTTTCTCAAACTTGGCTATCACCTTGTCCCGCTTGTCGATTGTCTCGTGGAGGGAATCGATGACACGAGTCTTGGTCCTGATAGCATCCGCTTTTTCCTTTGCAAGTTGCTGTTTGGAATCGATCATCTCTTCCAAAGCGGCCTGAAGGTCATCCTTGTGTTCTGGAGAGAATGAGATCTCTTCATCCCCGATCCTTATCACCTCGGCCTCGATGACCACCTCTCCTTCGGCAACAGATTTTCGGAGTTTGCGGAAATCTTTCTGCCCTATTGATAAACTGGCGGCGGACGCCAAAAACTCTTCTCCGAAGATTTGAAGGTTCTGAAGCTGTTCATCTATGACCCTTCGTGATTTTCCTATGTGATTACAGAACCTTTCCCACGTTTCTATCCCTGGGAGGTCTTTGTAGGTCTTTGTTTCTTTGACCTGTTTTAGCCAGACCAAACTGGCGGCGACGCCCATTTTGGTAAACATGTCGGCCGCTTCAATCTGCCCCATCATCTTATACGTCTTGGCAATAAGCTGTTCTTTCCTTTCCTGATCGGACAAGGCGTTCTCATCCCGCCTCTGTTCCAGAGTTACAACCTCCATTGCCGCTGCCGAGTCGGGGTCAAGTTCCTTTATTTCTGTCATTTATATCTCCAATTGTTTTAGTTCATCCGTCATGTTGTCGATTTTGGACTCAATCTGTGACTTGTATCTCGCCCAATAATAGGCCATACCCTGACCAAGTTCGAATTTTTCACCAATCCGGCGCACCATCAAATCGTCCTCATGGGTGGCCAGGTGGCACATGACAGTTTCATATTTGATGTCAAGCCCACGTGCGACCTCCTTCCCGGTCACTGGCAATCTTTGATCCGCCAAGAACCGTAAAATTCTGTTAGAAAGGCCAACAGCCTTGATACGCCTATATGTTGTCATTGCTATCCCTCGATATGATCCATCGCCTGATTATATTTGGACTCAATTAGTAGCGATCTATGTTTCGATAGCTACTGGATTCAACTCTTTTACGCATTTTTGATGTAATTTCCTGAATGGCGAGGAGGGACTTAATTGCATACCTCACACTCCGCTTGACATCTGCCTCCTCTTTCGAAGAAATACGGCCATCCTCAATTGCTTTAGAATAAGTGGACAGAACCTTGCCGCAGTCCTCCATAGCCATACCTCCAAGCCGTATAGCGTCAACTATATCCATCTCTCCTTCGGGAAGCTTGGTCGCGGAATAGCCCGCTTCGGCACACAGCCACTCCAGGTAGGCTGGGCTGATCATGGTGGTCACGATAGGTACCAAATAGGAAGGCAGGTTGTTATTACCGGCAGATTCGTTCAGGTATTTGTACAACCGCTCAGCCGAGATATTGATCTTGCCTGCTGCAGACTTGGTTTTCAAGCCCATGCCCATGAGCATGTCGCTCAAAAATTCCTTGTGCTGTCGCCCTGTTTCAGAGTCTTCGTTAAATGTTTCGCGCACTGTCTATAATCTCCTGTTACTTGGATTCAATTTTTATGATAATTTAATTATTTAAGTTTCTTACGTTTTGCGTAGGCCCTGGCGGAGTCTATGCACTCCTGGATAAACTTACGGTCGTATTCACCGTTCATCATGTCGGCCACGAGTTTGGCAACGGCTATCTTGTACTGGATGGCTTTGGGCTGGCGGGATTCAAAGGTGATGAGCTGGAGACCGACAACATTGTATACGCGGGTTTCACGTTTGACCAATCGACTCCCTTCAACAGCCCTCAGTTTGAGGGCTGTTGACCACTCAGAATTATTAATGTGGGGGTTGCGGCTTATGATGTTATCAATGGCTTTTTGAGGATCTTTATATTCAAGGTACTCCCCAATGGCGCGCCGGGTAAAATAAGGAGCTCCATGAATGTATACGGCCTCTCTAAGAGAGACTCCGCCATATTCGAACGGCACCATGGGTGACTGGGAAGAATCTTGCATTTTGTTTGGTTTTAACATATCAATACCACACAGAAAGAGGTTAGACGGGAAATCAGGCGCAAGCAGCCTGACAGTCATAGAGTCCACGGGAGAGAGGACGACCTGTTTTTGCCGGGGTCGCTTTGGCCGGGTATATTTCAGGCCAGATTTCCTCAACCGACTTGTTTATTGCTTTGGCAATGTGATTGCGCACACGGTGACTTGAGGCTATCCCGTTGATAACCTTGTAAATGTGTTGAGGGGTTACGTTCAGGTCCCGGGCAAGCCCTGCCTGGGTAAAACCTGCATCGTCTATCTCTCGCTTGATTGTTTTGGGGGTCATATTTTTCAATACTGACATGTGTGGCTCCTTTTTTAGATATTAACCATAACGCTGTTTTATCAGGCGTGTTAACTAAGTGAGACTAAAGTAATAAACTTTTGGAGACCTGTCAACAATTAAAAATCAACTTTTGGATACCAAAACATATCCAACCACTACCGACACAAACTAACTGGTTGTTATTAGAATGAATTTTTCCGATAGATTAAAAACTGTAATTAGTCGATCAGGTCTTAAAAGAGATGAGTTTGCTAAGTCTGGTGGAATAAGTAGAGCTCAACTCTTTAAGTATCTAAAAGGAGACCAAAGCCCAGGGACAGCATTTTATCAAAGGTTAAAGGCTAACATTCCCTGGATTAATCTGGAGTGGCTTATAAGTGGAGAAGGCGAACCAGATCTGAGAGAGATTGAGGGACCACCAAAGACCCCACCCCCTCCTGTTGACCTCGAACTTCTGGAAAGTGTAATCGCTGGCGTTGAAGGAGTTCTGGGAATGGCAAATAAGGAGCTTGATCCTGATAAAAAAGCCCAGGTCATCATTCTCCTATACGAATATTTCCATAAATCTGGAGAGGAAGCGGATTCGAATATCGTTTCAAAGTATGTGAAACTTGCGGTTTAGAGAAAAGGTAAAGAGCCAAAATGAAACATAAAAATGGGTTTGATACATCCCAGTAGATTGAATTATCGAATTAGTTGTACAATTAGGAGTTAAGAGATGAGCAAGGATGATGATGTAAAAGGAGAAATTATTCATTTGTTTAATAAGGCCAAGAGTAAGGGCGATGAGAAAGACCCCGATACTGAAAAGCCCAAACGTAGCACCAATATTTCTATTACAGGAAACAATAACATTACTTCAGGCGGAGATATTAATATTTCTGGAGATTTAAACTTAAGTCCTCGTCCAAAAATTGAACGTCCCCAATTCACGCCGGGCCCTCAGCATATTGAAGCTAAGCAAGCGAAACAAATAAAAGATGCTGTTGATAACCTTGTTTCAAAAGAAGAAGCTGGAGGAATGCCTCGTAAAAAAGCCTATTCAAAGTGGTGGGGTGTTATAAAAGATCGATATGAGGTGAGCACTTATAAGGAGATCTCATACCATTTAGGAGATGAAGCCCTTTCTTGGATTAAGCAGCAATCGGCCATCAAAAGAACAAAAATTCGTCGCACAGACAATACAAAATGGAGGAACGAGCTCTACGGGGCGATTTGGGCCAGAGCCAGAAATTTGAATTTATCCAAAGGGGAGGTCTATAACATCGTTTATACAAATTTAGAGAAAAGGGTTTCGTCTCTTACTCAATTGGGAGAACAAAATTTAAAAAAACTCCATAGCATCATAATGCGAATAAAATAAACGCATCTAAAAACAGTACCTGCCAGTTTGACAGGTACTGTTTTGGAAAAGGAGACAGTCAAAATCGCTATGAGAGCACCTACACAGAAACGTTATCACAACCTCAGCCGCAAAATTATGACGAGCACCGACAGGATGAGAATGAAGATCCTTATTTTTACTGTAGCTTTTGCGGCAAAGAATACAGAGAAGTCAAAAAACTGATTGCAGGCCCCAGTGTTTATATTTGCAACGAGTGCATAGTCTTGTGCGCTAACATTCTTGAAGAGGATATTGCAGGCTGGACCAACGGTAAGCTTTACGGACTCAATGTCACCGAAAATAAAACGGATGAAAAGGAATGAGCTCCAACAACACCGATGGACATTTCTGCTGTACTTTTTGTGGCAAGGATAGAAACGATGTTGAACTTCTCCTTTCCGACAAAAATGGAAAAATCTGCAACAGGTGTTTTGAAATCTTTGCAGGTCAGGTGACATCAAAGGTCAAAGAAACCGCAGATTTGACAAGGATAATGGATGCATATCATCTGAACTTTGACCGGTATCGAATTTATAAGATACTCGAAGAGATAGAACAGATTGATCATAGCGAACTTAAAGAGGTCTGCTTTGATGTGGCTGTCATTCTTCGACTCCTCAAGGCCAAACAGGAGCTGAAGCTGGATCTGGAGCCACCTGATATGATTGCGTAATTGAGGGTGATCAAGGAGACCACAGGAGGACGGCTGACTGTCAGAAGAGTATCACAACTTCAGCCGTAAAATTATAATGAGCACCAACAGGACAATAAGAATGATGGACTTTACAAAAAAGGCTGAAATATTTAAAGCGGTTATAAATTACGGCTATTATTTCACTATTATCGATGAACTACCCGAACAAGATGGTGAAATTTATAATTTTTTTGTAATTGATATTGACGCCGATGAGAAATTTAGCATTTTTCAATTTGAAAAAACAGTTATCAAAACCTTTACATCTAAACCTGTTAAAAGATCGCGAGTAGGAAGAGCTCATCAATTATTTTCACTCATACAAGAGTATTATTTTGAGACCCGAAAACCTATCTTTCTGATTTTTCAAAATGCTCATCTCTTGAAACTCAAGGTCTTTCAGGCCATGAAAACAGTTTTTGAAAGTGCAAGATCCCGCGAAGTTCCTTTAGGGATACTCTTTGTCGGTGATATCCCCCAAGTCGACAAAATCATCAACAAAGATAAAGGCATAAGCTTAAGATCTGCCCACATTCATTTACAAGCATCGATTGATCCGGCAAGCCATCATCATAATTAACCAATACTGCAAAGCATTGAAAGTTTTTGAACGTAGGGAGGATTATCATGGGCTGAATTTTCAGCCCATGTTGTAAAGAGGGTTGTACCCTATATATGGAGGGGATGTTCATACGCCAGCTGAAAGATTCACTTGAGTTTTTTTGCTGTTGCGATCGAGGAGATCCCAGGCCTCCGGCAAACGGCCCACTTGTTTTTTTTGACCAAGGCAGACCTTTTTCGACCTATGGAAAAACTGGATGGAGACGCATCACCGTTACGGTGATGCGTCTGTGATAAAATATAAACTTGAAACATACACAACAAAGATTATAACGAGCACCTATATTATGACAAGTTCCTATGCAATTCCGGCCATATGCCTTAATCCGAAATGTGCCACAATATTCCCAGGTACCAAATTAATCGGTTTTGATCACCCTCTAATGCAATCGATAACTTTGGAAGGTATTGGTGCCGGGCCATGCCCTGTTTGTAAAAGCAGAGGGCGAAATCTCGATGGCATATATAGTGTAGTCCGAAACGAGTTGTTTGGGATATTGCAAAAAGTCGACGATTTTTTATTGCTGCAAAAGGCGCTGAATACACTTAAAAAAGAACAGGCCCGAAAAAAGAGCCCTAAGAATATCAAGAGAAAACTATGTAAAAAGCATCCAGCACTCAACGCTGTGTGGAGTATTTTCCCAAATAATAGGGCAGAAGCATATGCATTCATTGGGTTACTCATTGCTTTAATTGGGATAATATTACAAATGGGTGGCTTCCAGGAAAAAGATAAGGAAATTATTTTGGATCAAACCTATCAAGATTTCTATTCTCAGCAGCTACCACCTTACCAGCGGAACAACCTTTCAAGTAACCATATCGCACCGAGATTCCCACCAAAACCAACAATTGACATATAAGCCAAAACTCTTTCATTGCCCCCCCCCTTATCTATTGATACGTTTATCCGCACGGTTTTTTCTGACATCAAATGATGTTGCAAGGTAGGAAATATGGAAGGGATTGTCAAGGTCCTGCAACCTGGTGACAACATCTTGCTGTGGAAAAATATCTGGCGAGAGATTATGGAAGGAATGGTACGGTGATCAAAAAAGTTGATGGACACGCCTTCAAGATCCAGGTTCCAGGTTTAAGTTCAATCCAATGCAACGACAAAACAAGACATCAAAACTGTTTTGATAAAACGTCTTATGTTAACCACTGTCAACCGGATGTAAACCAGTCGGGAAGTCAGAAGTAACAATTCCACCATGTTAGAAAGTAACACCCCTGTACAGGAAACAAGGTTTTTTCCAATGTCGTGGAGATCGCCCTTGACCGTTCCAATGATAACCGTTCCTTTTTTTGAGGCTTCACCTTCAGAAAGAAGGGGGGTGAGAATTTCGATGGCCGATGACATGGC